ACGGTTCAATTCTTGTATCATTGACACATCAAGTGTGTATAGCGTTGCTTTCTTCATTCTTCTTCCCCCTCATTGTTTACAATCCAAACAATCCATTCACCGTCAACATATTGTTGTCTTAGCTTCATTGTGATTCCACCCATTTTTGGATTCTTTTGTAGACATATACCATGTCAAAGTAGTTCATCTCATCTACCAAATCAAGAACTTGGTCAATCGCATTGTAGGCCGCGTGGTTGGTGGTGTTGTCCGCCATGTATAGTCCTAGAGGCTTCATAGTTATATATCTATCTGAGAATAAGGTTGAGAAACAGTCCACTGCGGGGGGAAAGTGGACTATGCGTCAGCCCACCTGTTCAAGTTATGAGAAAAGTATAGTATAAGTACCTAGTAGTATCAAAAGTAAACTATGGCAAAGACAAACGAGTTTGAGATTTACGTCAAACTATCAACAACCAACGCAGCAGCAAACACAGCACTTGACATGACAGACTATGTTGATGTGGCAGATAACGAAGCCTTTCAGGTAGATGAAGTAGACATCGTTCTAGATCCTACTTCTACTCTTCCTGACACTGGCGAAGCAATCTTCCAACTAGCAGATTCTAACATCACTGACTTTGTATCTCATGCAGACAGAACTTCTCTTTACACACAACGCCAACTTTACCAAGGTACTGCCGCTGGTGAATACGGCTTTTGGCACATGGAGAGTTTCTCTAGCTTAACTCCACTTATTGTTAACAAAACACTTTATCTACGTTCAGAAGGTAATCTTCAAACTGGATCGTGGCCTTCTACAGACTACGCTCTACGCTTGAAAGGAAAAATAGTCAAGCCTACCGCAAAGGACTACATGGCATTAGTTTTGACACAAACTGGCAACGTCGCTTGAGGTGTTTCACTTGGTTAAAGTGGAAGGCACTCTCGAAGAGTTACGAGAACTGTTTGTCGAAGGTGCTAAGAAAGAAGCACGCAAGGTAGCAAGAAAGGCAGGTGCTGAAGTTGTTAAGTCTAGTGTTAAACGTGCTAAGAGTGCTTGGCAACGCTATATGGCGAACAAGAAGAAACAGATTAAGTTCAAGAGCGGTAAGCGTAAAGGTCAACTTGACCTCAAGCGAATGGGAGCCGCCTTTAGACGAGAGCAACGAAAAGCAAAGAGGTGATTAAATGGCAAGAATACTAGACAAAGATACTAGATTGATTGACATTGACTTCGGACCTTTATCGATTGGAGTTACTAGAAATCCAGGGGACTTTGATGCTTCGGCAGTTACAACTGCTGGTAATGGAGAAGCACAACTTCTGAATACAGCACCTACAAGCCAACCTATTTGTGGATCATTTATTCAGTATTCTAGAATAGATCTAGATTTTATGGTTAGGAATAACGAAATTGTAGTCCCAGTGGATGCTTCTATTCAACGCACATCACCAGTTCCATTAGGTTCTAACTTAAATGGAAACACGTTTGATCAGATTGAAGAATTTATTTATGTTTTTACAAGGCCTTTGAATAATAATACAATTAAAGCCGCATCTTTTGATGCTGGTAGTTATGAGCAATTAAGAGATATGGGGTTAGATAGGTCGGCTGCGATTACGCCGGGTAGTGTAGGACGTAACATTGCTGGGAGCGCAGGATGGCCTAATCAAGCACAATGTATCTATGCAGAAAAAAGAATGTATTCTTATAATGAAAGTCTAGGTGCGACAATAAACAATGGAGAACTAACATCTCCACCTGCTAACGTATCTTACAATTCAATTATGGGTATGCCAACATTAGATTCAGTTACTACATGGGGTGCAATGGAGGGTATAACTGGCCCTAACTTGCATTGTTACCGTGTAGTAATTAACAGAACACAAACTTTCCCTGCACTTCCCGGCATTTTTACCAACGCGGCATTAGGTGGTAATTCAACACTTAACTTCCCACCAGTTAGTATACGCTTCTTGTGTAAAGACCCTGACTACAGTGAAGGACAATACTTGACTCGCTTGGCTAATGCTATGAACAACATTGCAGAGGATGGGCCAACTGCATGATCTATGAAGATTGGAAGGCAGAAAGGCAAGCCGCTATGGATGCTAGGACTCCTAATCAACTAGCATTAGATCAGGCTTACCAACAAGCTAACCAAAGTGATGCTTTTTACTATGGATTAGAAAGTAAGATAGAAGAAAGACAACAAGCAAAAATACCTATTGCTGGTGCTGGTGCTGTTACTTTCTTTAGTGGTCTAACTACTACGCTAAAGTGGGGTACTAGAGTAGTACCTTTCTTAACACCACTATACCTATTGTCTAGAACAACAGAATTTGTGGCTAGAGAAAAGTCCGGTCTTTAGATTGGTTCAGGTATCTTAGTAGGGTGTGACTCCCAATTGCATCCATCAACAGTACACATTTTGTTTACTTGTGTAATCTTTTTTTCTTTAGGACAGATGTAATAATTAGTTACACACTTAGCGCCACAAACAAAACACTTCATTCTCTCACTTCCCTGTATAATTCTAATAAATAATTTCTAGCACTTTTTGGAATTTCGCCTCGATATGATAATTCAATAATTAATTGTTTAGTAGATACATCTTCAATATTAAATCCGCTTTCACCGTCTAAACGAGCACGGATTGCTTTGTTAACAAATGCACTCCTTTGACCTCTTGGCAATTTACGGTTCAATTCTTGTATCATTGACACATCAAGTGTGTATAGCGTTGCTTTCTTCATTCTTCTTCCCCCTCATT